GCCCGTCGGGCCCACTGACACAGAAGATGCATATCCCACATTGTTTACCTGGACAAATGACGTAGATTTTGAAGGTACTCAAACTATGGAAATTACAGTAACAGGTGCAACTGTATTGCTGGCTGCAACCAATGCCAATTATATGCGTAGTGCTGTACAAACTGAAGGAATAATAGAAAATCCTGACCCAAACTACGTACCAACAAACTATGAATCTACTGGTCCTGACACGTATGGAGTTATATTTAAAGAGGAAGTAGATGGATTTATTTACACTGACCCTACTACAAACGTTGCAATTGATGGAGTTCCAAAATCCGTAGCCAAGGATCCCAGCCTATTAGGGCAACGATACTGGACAATCAGTCCCGGGTCAACCTTTACTTGTCAATTGAATATTCAAGCCGGCCTAGCTTAAAACTTACAAACCTTACAAAAACCCTGCCTAGAGCAGGGTTTTCTTTTATGCTTGACCACTAATTCTAGATGTCGTACAATGCATTTGCAGTCAAAAAAAGAGGCAAACACCCAGGTTTTACAGTGTTGTTTTTATGCAACACCCGTTAAAACCCCAGAAAAACTAGAGGTTGACCAGAAATTGCCCATTTGCTACAATAGAAGTATAGTAATTAAAAAGGAGCTAGAAACAATGACTCAAGTACTAATACGCAACGGCAATTACCGCAACAAATCTGTGCAAAACATTGCCTTTACATTAGTTAAAGATTACACAAAAGGTGCCCGAGGTGGTTTTGTTACTGTAAAAAGTGACGGCTACTTTGGTGCAGAGTTTGATGTAGTGCGTGTCAAAGTTGACAGCATGGAACAAATTGAAATTGTTGGAGACCACACAATGACAGCTACAGCCGCAAAAAACACAATTGATTTTGTGAAACCCGTAGAAACAGAAGAACAAGCAATGACTCGTATCCGCGAGCGTTTTGAAATCCTTACAGAGATGACCAAAGCCGCAACTGCCGGTGACATCCGTGCCATGATTGTGAGTGGCCCCCCAGGCGTGGGCAAGAGCTTTGGTGTAGAAGCCGAGGTTGACAAAGCCTGTTTGTTTGACAAACTGTCAGGCAAACGACTCCGTGCAGAAGTTGTCAAGGGCAGTGCCACCCCAATTGGTCTGTACCAGACTTTGTACAAGTACTCGGACGCCAATTGCGTACTGGTGTTTGATGACTGTGACAGCATCTTGTTAGATGACGTGGCACTTAACTTGTTAAAAGGTGCCTTGGACTCCGGTAAGAAACGTAAAATTTCCTGGTTGTCGGAGTCCAGTGCTCTGCGCCGTGAAGGCATCCCAGACAGTTTTGAGTTTAAAGGTAGTGTTATCTTTATCACAAACTTAAAGTTTGACAAAATGAAATCGCAAAAATTGCGGGATCACCTGGATGCATTGCAATCACGTTGTCACTATCTGGACTTGACACTTGACACCATGCGTGACAAGATCTTGCGCATCAAACAGATTGCCAATGATGGCGTGCTGTTTTCGGACTACGAGTTTGAGCAGTACCAGCAAGACGACATCATTGAGTTCATGAACACCAACCAAGAGCGGTTGCGTGAGATGAGCTTGCGTATGGCGCTAAAGATTGCAGACTTGGTCAAGAGCTTCCCGGCAAAGTGGAAACTGATGGCTGAGACTACATGTATGAAGAGCGCCTGATATGAACTGGATCATTGTACTAAATGTAGTGGCCATGATCCTGTGTTGGCGTTGGGCTACCTGGGATTTTGAACAAGGGCACAGCACCAGAGGTTGGTTTAACATATTCTTCTCAGCTTGGAATGCGGCATCTTTGGCAAGTGCCATTTTTTAAAGGAAACACAATGTTTGAAAAATTTGCAGTTTGGTTTGGTACGTATCGCAAACAGATTGGATACACAATCGGTGGTATCAATGTGCTAAGTGGCCTACAGTATTTTGCACAAGGTAACAGTGCTCAAGGTTGGTTATTTTTCATGATTGGTTATATCATTCTTCTTGACACTTGGGACAACTAAATGAATCAACTAATTAGCGAACTAAAGAGTCAGTGTATTGTGCGTGAACAACGTGGCACCAATGCCTTCGACAGTTACATGGTGGATCGGTTTGACACTGAAAAGTTTGCTGAGTTGATTGTTCGGGAATGTGACCGTTATGCAAAGAGTGCCTGGGAACATGGTCCGTTACTGGGTAGAGATTTGCTCATACATTTTGGTATTGTAGAGGCAGAAGATAATTAAGTGTAACAGGGAGATTGACATGGACGTGACCAGAGTTACTGCATACAACAACGAGATATATCAGCGCACAGAATACAAGCGACTGGAACAACGGCACGAAGAACAACGCTTAGAAGAACGTCGCAACAAACAACAAGCCGAAGTACAAGAACAAAAGCGTATTGAACGGAATCGCCAAATGAATCAACCGGGACAGCATGTTGATCGGCTAGCTTAATAGATTACCGGATAGCCATTTTAGTCTAGCTCCTAGGCTATCCGTTTTATACAGGCACCCATAAAACGGTGCCTGTTTTTTTGACTTTGTAAATAAAGTATAGTATAATATACACATCATGACTCATCTTATTCCACGCAAACAAATCACAGTCGAAGCCCCTCGTGGGTTATATCACTGGGCCAAAATTTTCAATCGATTACAACGAGAGTTTTTTGTTGAACCTACTAAGTTACGGCGCGAAAAACAAATTGAAGATTTTATTCGATTAAACGGTTACAACAAAGTTAAATTTAAAACTGATACTGATTTATTTGGCGAGCTAACTGATATTATTCAATGTAAACGTAGTCATGACGCTGACATAGTAGTAATATCAGATCAAAAATTTAGCAGATATCCGTGTCCGATTATAATTGAATTAATTAAACAACAGTTAGATCGTTGTCCAAACTTATATCTTTGTCTAAATCGTCATTATATTAACATTGACAACAGTTATCATGATACTACATTAGATGACAAATTCACTGTGGCCATAACACAATGGTTGCGTAAGGAACTACATGAATATGATGTTTTAGATTTGAGTTTGGATTTTCTAGATTATGGCCAGTCATTCACGTGGGCAGTGCCTGATCGACATTTTTTTATTAGGAAAATATGACCAAAATAATTGAATTTTTTAATCAAAGCAATATACGAACTGACTGGAAAACTCAGTATGTAAGATACCGATTAGGTAGACTCAAACATCAGTATTGGTTGTTAAATAGAAAAAATCCAGACAAGGCTGTTATTGACAGCTATGATCATAGCATTATAAAAAACTGTCAACCGGGTATCACTGTATTTTTTGGGAGTGCCGGGTATTACATTTCAGACATTTATCCCGAGGTTAAAGTAGTTGAGATGCATCCTGTAGTCAAGACCTTTTATCCCGATGCATACATTTGTAAAGATAGAAAAGAACTAGCAACTGTTTTACCTTTCCGCGCTGATAATTTTGCTGTGGTTAATAATCGTGCAGATATATGGACTGAGTTAGAAAACGTCACAGAGCATTGTATTAATTACACCAAGGTAATGAATCCAGGTTGCAGATTTTTTTATAGTTTTCGTGACACACAAATTGTAAACATCAATAGATTAACCACAGACATGGAAAAACATTTTTTAGAATGGGCACTTGATTTAGAAGAAAAATGCAACCTAAAATTAGTGTGGCATAACATAGATTTTTCACGCAAATGCCCTGACCAAAATGGATATTACAACCAACTTGAAAATCCCGATACCACTAACGGTAATTTAAAATTTTGGTTTGTATTCCAAGGAGAATCATGGACACCCACACTTTAAAAATTATTTGTTATACTGGTGGCACGTGTGGTGATTTACTTTCAGCCTTGATTGATCCACTAGATTGTATTTTTCAGAACAAAACAGTGTTCCATGACATTAAACGGCAACGCCTTAAAAAGCCTCATACATTTAGCAGTGACGAAGAAAAAGATCAGTATCTCAATGAAATGGCTGTATGTTATAACAGTATACCCAGTCATGATCTTAATTATCATGTTCTAAGAAAACACAGTTTTATATCAATTACGGTACAAGATTTTAATACAGCATTATGGGCAGCCACGCGATTTCAAAAATGCCATAGACCACATGTTTGGAAAGAGATGACAGATCAGTCTGGAGCAGATACCATTGAGAAGTATGCTCAACTGTTAATTGATTATTCCGTCATGGTCGCACAGCACACTGAGAATGTAGTACAATTAGAACATATACGTAATGGGCTAGCCATTGAATCATTGGAAAAATGTCTAAACTATACACTAACAAAACCTGCCCGTAATCTATATCAAAATTGGCTGGACTTACAGAATAATACATTTATAATATGAAACACGCCACTTTGATAATCCAAGACGAAGTCAATGTCAAAATTGAAGGACTTGACCTTGACATGCGCCGAGTACTAGTAAACAAATTCAAATATGATGTACCATATGCACGTTACCTACCTGCTGTGAGATTGGGCCGCTGGGATGGTAAAGTCAGCTACTTTCAAATGGGAGGTAGTACGTATGTAAATTTACTACCTGAAATTATCCCTGTGTTAGAAAAACACAATTACGATATTGAACTAGATGATCAAAGAACTTATAGTACCACATTTGAATTTAATCTTGTAGCAGAGGATTCATTTTGTAATAAAAAATGGCCAAAGGGGCATGAACGTGAAGGGCAACCTATCATGTTGCGTGACTACCAAGTTGAGATCATCAACAACTTTTTAAAGAACCCACAATGCCTACAAGAAGTAGCCACAGGTGCAGGCAAGACGATCATGACAGCGGCACTGAGTTGGACTGCAGGCAATTATGGGCGTAGTGTTGTTATTGTACCCAACAAAAGTCTTGTGACGCAAACAGAAAAAGACTACGTGAACATGGGGCTAGATGTAGGTGTATACTTTGGTGACCGTAAAGACTACGGCAAGACACATACCATTTGCACTTGGCAAAGTCTAAACAACTTGCTCAAAGACACCAAGTCGGGCAAGGCCGAATTTACCATACAGGACTTCTTGGAGGACGTGGTGTGCGTTATAGTAGATGAAGTACACATGGCCAAGGCAGATGCACTCAAAACACTGCTAACAGGCGTAATGGCTAGAGTGCCTATTCGTTGGGGTTTGACAGGGACTGTACCAAAAGAGCAGTTTGAATTCCAGGCCATACACGTGGCCCTGGGCCCGGTTATATCAAGACTGGCCGCAAGTGAATTACAAGACCGAGGTGTATTAGCTAATTGCCATGTTAATATTGTGCAATTGGTAGATCACGTGGAGTATAAAGACTACCAAAGTGAACTTAAATACTTGCTGGAAGAATCCGGTCGACTAGACACCATGGCCAGTCTAATACAACAAGTAAACGAAACAGGCAATACCTTGGTCTTGGTAGATCGTACCGAGTGTGGTCGCCAGCTGGTAGAGCGACTGGGGGACAAATCTGTATTTGTATCGGGCGCAACCAAGGCAAAAGATAGACAAGATGAATATGATCAAGTGGCTGATGCAACAGATAAAATCATTGTGGCAACTTATGGAGTGGCTGCTGTTGGTATTAATATTCCCCGCATATTTAATTTGGTGCTTGTGGAGCCCGGTAAAAGTTTTGTTAGAGTTATTCAGTCAATTGGTCGTGGCATACGTAAAGCGGAAGATAAGGACCATGTTCAGATCTGGGACATAACATCAACTTGCAAGTTTGCCAAACGACATCTAACCAAACGCAAACAGTTCTATAAAGAAGCCAACTATCCTTACACTCAAGAAAAACTTGAGTGGATGAAGATTTGACTTTGCATTTAAAATAGCGTATACTTAACTTATGAAAATTTTAACACTAGATAACACGCCTTACGATTTAGATACGTTACCTGAGGAAGTGGATGACATGCGTTTTGCTATTTTAGACAACAGCGATCCGCAAAATCCCGACTATCATTATATTCCTTTGATCTTTTTAGAAAGTTTTAGTGCGCCGGCTCTGGTATTGCGTATTGGAGATGATACAATTCGAATGCCCATGGACTGGCAGATCTTAATCGGGGAACCCGACTTGGGCGACTTAGAAGTGTTACCACTTACCAGTATTAACGATCGCGGATTTAAAGTGTTTGAATTTAATCCACTATCAAGTTTCCGCCCCAGTTTTCCTGATATCGAAATCTTGGATGTATATCACGAAGTCACGTGGTACGCACCCAAGTTACGCAACGGACAAATGTTGGCAGTACCAATTGAACACCATTCTAAACCTGCTTGCGTGTACTTTGTAAAAGACATTAGTCGAAATTGCGAAGTAGTTGACTACAGCAAGGCCTGGTAATCATGGAACAATACGAAAAAAGTGGTCCACCACAAGAAAACAAACCTAGTACTATCAAAGATCCCATGTTGCAGATCAAGGATCAAATGGCCGAACAAGCCTCTCGCATTGACTTCCTTGAACGAGAAGTACGTAGACTCAAGTCTCGACTAGATGATGTAGTGGCAGCAATTAATAAACGCAATGGATAAACTTAGCATACACAATGAAATGGCATGTTTTGATCGCAAGGATCGAGACTTCTATGACACCCTTACTGACGAAGAACGCAAGAAGTTTTCAAACTTTCTTATGATTCGGTGGGGATCAAGTGTGCAAGGTGGCCAGGAATTGCAAGAATATTATTTGCAAAGTTGCAATCACTATCTCAACAAACACTTTTTTACCATTAACCGGCATCCTAAACTGCAATGGTTATGTGCCACAGCGGTGAGCCCGGACCTGGGCGTACAACGGCACCAATGGATATCGGCCAAGAAAAAAGATGATAACAAAGCCAATTCAGGCACAAAGAAAAAGCAACTCATGAATCTGTATCCCAATATGAAGGGCAGTGATGCAGAGACTTTGAGTCGATTAGTAACACAGAAAGAAATTGACGCTTACTTACAAGCATCTGGCCAAGATAAATGACATACCAGTGTCGATATTGTGAAAAATCCTTTGTCAAAGAAACCAGTTTAGCAGTTCATGTGTGTGAAGCTAAACGCAGGTATCAGGACCAAAACGAAGTGGGAGTACAGTTGGGCTTGCAGTCCTATTTGCGTTTCTACGAAATCACACAGGGTTCAGCTCGACTAAAAACATTTGATGACTTTGCCAAGAGTCCCTATTACAAAGCATTTGTAAAGTTTGGGCGTTACTGTGTGGGTATTCGCGCTGTGAACACACCAAGATTCATTGAGTGGGTGGTCAAACAAAATAAAAAAATTGATCACTGGTGCAGTGATAGTGTTTATACAGAGTATTTGATTGAGTACTTGCGTATTGAAAATATCAATGATGCTCTGGCAAGAGCAGTAGAGCAAAGTATCAATTGGAGTGAAGAAACTAAAAATCCAGCACAGGACTATTTGCGGTATGGCAATGTCAATTTGGTGTGCCATGCAGTGAGCACAGGTCGCATTAGTGCATGGGTGCTGTATAATTGTGCATCGGGCAATGAGTTCTTAGGCAGTTTAAATTCTGAACAAATTGCTATGATTTGGCCTTACATCGATAGTGATGTGTGGCAAAAAAAATTCAAAGACTACGTGGCCGATACTGAATACGCACGTGAAATACTCAAACAGGCAGGATGGTGATGAGCGCAGATATTGACATTGATTTTGCAAACCGCACTAGCATTTTAAATCTAATCACGCACATCCCTGCACGACAAATAGTTGATGGGCAAGTGCGCCGACATAACTCGGGCGTGTACATCACAGACATCCCACAAGATCCTGTGAATGGCTGTGCTGCCATAGACTATGAAACTGCAGAACAACGTGGATATTTTAAAATTGACTTTTTGAATATGAGTGTGTATCAGTTGATACAAAGTCCTGAACACTATCAACAAATGCTAGATGCCACTCCACCATGGCAACGACTATGGCAAGATACCGAATGGTCCAAGCAGTTGGTTCACGTGGGAAATTACACAGACTTGTTGAATAAAATGCGCCCAGATAGTATTCCTAGAATGGCAGCATTTATCAGTATCATTCGTCCGGGCAAAGCACACTTGCAAAATCAATCATGGGATCAAGTGTTTGCTGAAGTATGGGATGGCAACAGCAGTCGAGGATATACGTTTAAAAAAGCCCATGCCATAAGTTACGCAGCCTTGGTTGCGTTGCACATGAATCTAATCAACTTTCCTGACCAGGGTAATTGATCTGCGTTTGCTTTTGCGGCGAGCAATGTCAGTTAAACTGCATATAGGGCCGTGTAAAATCTCCAGATCCTTGTTGGCAAATGTGCGTAAACAACCACGGAACGGCTCCCATTCATGTTTTAAGAAGATGTTAATGGGTATAGATCTATTGCTTTCCCACCACCAAGTTGATGCCAGTTCTAAAAATACGTATTTTAGTGCTGGATCTTGCAGTGTACCAAAGTCATAGATGGTAGTGATAGCTTCATCTCTGTTTTGTATAATGCCTACATATTCAACATTGGCATAAACACATAAGGTGATGAATGGATACCTTTCACTTAAAGTGCTTAATTGATTTTTATCCATAAATATCTGAGGAACTCCCTATGTATTCGACCACTGCCTATTTATATCAACAAATTCAGACTGTACTTTTGGTAGACATCACGGGGGCTTATTTTGACCGGAGGTGGGACCCAGTGTACGCTAAAAATTTAACTCTTAATCTTGGAGTGGATAATGTTATTTTATTCCAATTTCAGAACCAGGATCAAAAACCTGTAAACATCACGGGGGCAACATTCACATTCCGTATTATCAGTCAGAATGGTCAAGACCTGTTGTTTGCCAAGGAACTAGTAAGTCTAAGTAACACCTTGGGTCGAGCCAAGGTCACAATTACTGCTGCCGAAACTGCGCATTTCCAAGAACAACCAGCAAGTTACAGTCTTGAAATATCTTCAGGTGTACTTGACCAAGCTGTGTTCACAGATGATCAAGCTGGCGCCCGTGGAGTAATCAACATTGTCAACAGCGTGTTCCCTGCATTCAATGCCAGCCAAGAACTAACTATTCCTACCGGACAAGCACCTGTGGGCAATGTGTATTACAGCAGTACACTGACCACAGATGGTGCAAGCTTGACTACATTCCAGTTGGATCCAGTGAACTTTACTGGTAATCTACAAGTACAAGGCGCCACAGATTCAGCTGACACCAACGAAGAGTGGTACAACATTGCTTTTGAAGATCTCAAAACAGGCAACACAGTTGACCAACTCAACTTCACTCAAAGCACTGAACGATTGGGCATCAATGTCGAAGGATACCATCCTTATATTAGGTTAGAATTTGGCATCAACAGCGGCAACATAGATCTTATTCAATATCGATGAAATTTGACAAAATTGTAGGGTTCGGAGACTCATGGATGTGGGGCGACGAGTTGATGAACCCCGAGTTGGTGGACCATCCGCATGCACATCCTGTACTAATGGAAAACACCCCTTATAGAGAAGGGCATTGTTTTCTTGGCTTGTTGGGGTCACGCTACAATGTGCCCACACAAAATTTTGGTATTGCTGGTGGTAGTTTGCAAAGCACAATCTGGACTTACTTGTGGTGGCTAGAGCATGAACAGTTATCACCTGAACGGTGTTTGATCTTGGTAGCACTAACTGATTCAAACCGCCATACATTTTACAATCCCGATCATGTGAGTTATGCCAATGATCCACCTTGGAATCGATTTGTACACAGTGCCTGGGTACATTCAGGTAATACTAGTATCGATCGTAGTTGGATAGACATGGTCAAAAGTCACATGGTACTAACTGACTGCACAGAATTCCAGCGTTTGAATTTTTTACAAACGGTGTTGTTTTTTGATGGACAACATTGCCGTAACAAAAATGTGTTACAGTTCAATTCAATATCTGCACAATCAGCGCCTTGCCCGAGTTTGCTGTATAATGGCCGCCCACTCACAGCATTAATTGACCAAGCACAATTTCTGGCACCAATGGGTCATCCCAATGAAAAAGGACATGCGGTTATCCGCGATAGCTTGATCAAAGAGATAGATTGTGCTATACTAGCACAGTGATTGACATACTTTCTTATCTTCCCGGTAAACGCAAGCCAACACCCAGTGGTTGGGTGAGTTTTAATGCTGTGTGTTGTCATCACACCGGCAGCAATGTTGACAAACGTGGTCGCGGAGGTCTCAAAGCCACCGAGCAGGGTTGGAGTTATCACTGTTTTAATTGTGGATACACAGCCAGTTTTATCCTTGGCCGCTCAGTGAGCTTCAAGGCCCGCAGGCTCTTGGGCTGGTTGAGTGTACCTGATTCTGAAATTGATCATCTCAATTTAGAAAGTCTGCGACATCGAAGCATCAATGGCATACTTGAGGATCGTCAACGAACATTTAACACACTGAGCGCAATTGAGTTTGAAGAGCGTGACTTACCTCCGTTTGCCGAATTACTTGTTGACGAAGGTAGTTACAGAGATTATGTGCGCAGTCGGCAAGTACCTGAAGACTTTCCTGTAATGGTTCAATTACAAACAGACGGTGTTCATTGGACAAGACCACACGTGGTAATTCCATTTACTCATAATGACCAAATTGTAGGTTATACATGTAGATTTTTAGATAACAAGCAACCTAAATTTATTAGTGATAGTCAACTAGGATACGTATTTGGCACAGACTTGCAACACTCCAACTGGGAGCATGCATTAGTAATGGAAGGCATATTTGATGCACTCAGCATTGGCGGTCTTGCAGTAATGCACAATACCATTAGCGATGCACAAGCTAGATTGATACGCAGTCTAGGTAAACAAATAACAGTAGTTCCAGACCAAGACCGAGCAGGCCTAGAACTGATTGATCGTGCTGTGGAACTAGGTTGGGCTGTGAGTATACCCGACTGGTTGCCACACATCAAAGATGTCAATGACGCTGTGATTGAATATGGTCGATTAGGCGCACTACTAACTATTATGCAGGCCCGGGAAACCAGCAGAATCAAAATAGAACTAAGGAAGAAACAACTTGTTAAACAAATACAATAAACTTTGGGTATTTGGAGACAGCTATACAACACCAGGGGTATGTGTATACCCTAGTGATTCATTTTGGGGATTAACAGCCACACACTGTAATATATCTACCATACTTAATTGTTCTCGGCCAGTTAACAGTTTTGATAGTGTAAATCATGTGTTAGTAAGTATGCAACAAGAATTCAACTGGGAGTCAGATTTATTTTTAATTGGCATTCCACCTTTAGAGCGTATTACTGTATTTGATGATCACAAAGACACAGAATATCAAGGGTACAAAATTGATACTAATACATGGACTACCGACAAATTTAGAATAAATTCTCATCATGGATTAGTTGGATTACAAAATCATGGTACAGATAAACAGTTGATTATTCACAGTGATCGTTCATGGACTGAGACACAAGCATTGAGGACTATATTTTTATTAACTGCTTGGCTTGACTCAAAAAATGCTAACTACATGATTATAAATTTAAGCCAAGCGTTTGATATTAACAGTGTCTGGGGACCAGGCGAGTTTGTACTACCATATGCTATCAATCATTCTAGATGTATTTTATTTGAAAAAACATATCATGGAATCAATTTAAATGTGAACAAGCCAATAGATTTTAATCACGCCGGGTGGAATGGCCACCATGGACCAAGTGGTAATAAACATTTTTTTGAAAACTCGTTATTACCACAAATGCAAAAATGTAATTTAATATAAGGAAACAACTTGTTAAAAGAATACGGACTTGATGTCCAACGACTATTCCTTGAAATGATGTTGGAAGATGCACAAAGTTATGTGCGTGTTCAAAACATCTACAATCCTGAAAACTTTGATCGAAGTCTACGCAAGGCCGCAGAGTTCATTAAAGAACACAGTGACAAACACAAGACCATGCCCGACCGTACACAGATTGCGGCTACAACTGGCATCAAACTGCAACCAGTGCCTGATCTAAATGAGGGGCACTATGAATGGTTCATGCAAGAGTTTGAAGGTTTTACAAAACGCCAAGAACTTGAACGTGCTATTTTAAAGGCAGCTGACTTGCTGGAAAAAGGTGAGTTTGATCCTGTAGAAAAACTGATTAAAGATGCTGTACAAATATCTCTTACTAAAGATATGGGCACAGATTATTTTGCAGATCCCAGTGCTCGTATCAACAAGTATTTTAACTCGGGCGGACAAGTTTCAACAGGCTGGCCACAGTTGGATAGACTGTTGTATGGTGGATTCAGTCGCGGTGAACTAAACATCTTTGCAGGCGGTTCTGGGTCGGGTAAGAGTTTGGTCATGATGAACATTGCGCTGAATTGGTTACAACAAGGATTGTCGGGCGTGTATGTTACACTAGAACTTAGTGAAGAGCTCACGTCATTACGTACAGATGCCATGTTGACCAATATGTCAACAAAAGACATTCGCAAAGATATTGATACCACTACACTCAAGGTCAAGATGGTGCAAAAGAAATCTGGCGAGTATCGCGTCAAAGCACTACCGGCGCAAAGCAACATCAATGACATACGGAGTTACATCAAAGAAGTGCAAATCCAAACAGGGATCAGAGTTGACTTTATTATGATTGACTATCTAGACTTGCTAATGCCCGTAAGCGCCAAAGTCAGCCCCAATGACTTGTTTGTCAAAGACAAGTATGTTTCGGAAGAACTGCGTAACTTGGCCAAAGAACTTGGCGTACTAATGGTCACAGCATCACAGTTGAATCGATCGGCTGTGGAAGAAGTAGAGTTTGACCACTCGCACATTTCTGGTGGTATTTCAAAGATCAACACAGCAGACAACGTGTTTGGCATCTTTACTTCACGTGCAATGAAAGAGCGTGGCAAATATCAAATACAATGTATGAAGTCGCGTAGTTCAACAGGTGTTGGACAAAAGATTGACTTGGAATACAACATTGAAACCATGCGCATCACAGATGAAGGCGGGGACGAAGCACAACAGGGCGGTGGCTTCTTTAAGAAACCCAGCATCTTAGACAGCATCAAGGCCAAGAGTCAAGTCAATGGTGAAACTGATGACTCACCTAAACTGGCCAAACAGGAACGTGCGACAGGTACACCAGCCTGGGAACAGCCACCGAAAGTTACAGCAGATGTACAAAGTGCCAAGCTAAAACAACTACTGGGACAGATTAAAACATCATGAGCAGGATTCTTCTGGGACATGAGTCTGAACCGGAAAAATTTTCAACGTTTGATCGTTCAGAGATAATAACTGAATTATTGCCCACTGACATTTTGTATTATTCGGACGCTTTTAGTCGCGCCGCGTTAAATCAAGTTGTTAACAGATTTGGTGCTCCAGTTGGGGTGATAATGGACCAAGAGTCTAGCATTATTCCTCAACAGATACCTAGCTATTTCATCCCTTGCTTGCATCGTGCATCATTGCCACAATTGTTGCAACCGATTAAATCCACATTAACTGATGACTTGCCTCCAACTACGCACTGTTTTAACTTTGGAATCAATCGAAAAACACTGGATCGATATTTGCTATTGAAGTTGGTAGAGTGGTTTAAGTTTGATTGTTATTTGCATACCTGGAGTGGTATTGGTAGTAGTGCTAATTGTGATCATGTTATTCAAGAAATAAATCAACTTGACTGCAACTGGTTGACTACAGAGTTTAAAAATCATATACTATCAAATGTATCTAATGTTCCGCGACGCTGGCACAATGCACCTGAGCCAGTTAATACCATATTTGGGGATGTTGAAATGCCTGACTCTAGAAAATTTAATGGATCACTTGTTGGTCGTTGGCCTAATATACACAAACATGATTATTTAAACACGGCTGTGTCACTGATTAGTGAAAACGCCAGCAACAATGAGCCTAATTTTACCTGGACAGAAAAAACATATTGGGCAATGTTAGGATTAACTTTTCCAATTTGGGTAGGAAATCATGGACAAGCACAACAAATGAAACACATGGGGTTTGACGTATTTGATGATGTAGTGAATCACAGGTATCAGTATTGCGATACTCTACTAGAACGTTGCTATTATGCACTAGCTGACAATATTGGGCTGTTAACTGATCTTGACAATTGTAGGAAACTTCGAGCCCTGCACCATGACAGATTATTGGCCAATCGTGAGTATCTTTTTAAGATCCCATTAAATAGTTGGGAGATAGCCGAAATTCAGAGATTGCCCGCCTGGGCACAAATAGTGGTCTATGACGTCCCTTGGGTGAAATCTAGACTTCCACCAACTAATATATAAGTAATCATATGTTCAAAAGAATAAGTTTAAACTACGACTTTGCTAAAGTACTAACCTCTGATTACGACCAGCACTCGGGATCTTGTGCAACTCATCAAGCTAAAGAAATGCCCGACATCTACGGTCCTTACGACGGTCATCCTAAATCTTATTGCCTGGCAAACACAACAATTCATCAGTTATGGTGGGATCGTGATGATCTTGATTTTGATGAAATTGGGCGTCAATTGGACATGGAAGTAGTTTCTATTTCAAGCATACGACAAGATCCAGGGAATGTAATTCCCTATCACCGAGATACATTTTTTAAAATCACTCAAGCTTACCCTGACCGCAAAGAAACCAAGGTTCGTGCCAACATATTTTTGGAAGCCAGCAAGCTTGGTCACATTCTACAGTTTACACTAAACAACAAAAATGAAACCCTTGCAGATTGGGAAGAAAATCAAGGATATATTTTTGATTCTTCTGTATTGCACCTAAGCTGTAATGCAGGACTAGAACCCAAATATACCATGCAGATATCTGGATTCTATCTAGGCAATTAATTGCAATAGTTTTCTAAGGTACCGCGTCTACGCAGATCCAGCGTGGCACAATGTATACCACCGCTGAGTGTCATGGCATGCCTAAAACGCACAGGCACACAATCAATTTTGTACTTTTCTAACACACGTATCAGTGGCACTTGAGCATCATCTAAGATCACAGTGTTCTGATCCACGCTCAACAGATTCATACCAATATAACCTGAACATGGTGACAAGTATCCATCTAATTTAGATCCTTGAACTACGCAATCTTCAAAATAGATCTTGTCCCATTTGGCAAATATAGCCGGGCAGTTATCGGGTGTTACTCGACTGCTGTTTAACAACACCAGTCCGGGTCGCAAAGGGATAATAGTTGAGTCAAAATGTGAAAAGCTATACAAGCGACTGTAATGCAGTTGATACCCTTGTGGTTCTAGCAAGCGTTTGAGCCAGTTGAATCCTTTGAGATTTCCTGAATTAGAAACCTGATACAACAAATCCCTGCCCACACGCACAATGTTTGGTGCGTCAAACACAATTTCAT